TGCTTTTGTGATTTTTGCCATGTTATTAAAAATAGTCATGTTAAACGGTAATAAAAACCTATCGCCAATCCTATAACAGCGTTATATTTCTAGTGCCAATACTAAACCTAGTGCTAACATACTTATCTAGTGCCAACATACCGTGCCGTACACTTAGGTGTACATACTTATTACTTACTACTTATTACTTATTACTTAGTGTACAAAAAAATAAGTTTATCTGCAATCGCAGATATCGTATTTACCCTCTTTATGCCAACATTCAGGATTTAACATCCATTCATTTAGCCTACCTACAACTTCTTCTAAAGTTGGTACAATTACTGCAAAGTTGTCATCGCCTAGAAGTTCTCCTTCTTGACAACCATCAAAGTAACATACCTCAAAGAGATTATGTCCTAGTTCTGATTTTATGCAAGAGAATCTGTAATTTCCTCTTTGCATATTTACTATTGGTTCATAGTCCATATTATAGCCTTGTAAAACGGTAATAAAAACCTATCTCTAATCCTATAACGCTGTTATATCCTCATACACGCCTACAGCTTACGTGTACATATGCGTGTACTACTTAAAACAATTACTTATAACTTAATTAGATACTTAAATAACTTATATAACATTAATTATATAACTATCATTTTATAATATCATTATTTCATATTTAATATTTAATAATAAAAATTTACTTATTACTTATACTTAATACTTATTACTTATTTCTTATCAATAATTCTTTTTCAAATTTTCCTGGAATTTTTCTGAAATTTTGGAAATTTTCTGGTACGGTACCGTTCGGTACTTTACCACCACCATTTCCACTCCAGTCGTGAATCTGACTATATAAGAATTTCCCAACAAATAATGGGGTTAATCGTGTTATTATGTTTTTCAACATTTCTTAATAACTCCAAAGAATTGGAATTTTGCATTTTTTTCATTTTCTTTTTTCTTCAAGTATTTTTTTGTAGATTTATTTCTTGAAATTTTATCGCATATTTTACAAACTCTTTGATTATAGGATTTTGTTAATTTTTGGGTTTTGTGTATTTTGCAAAATATCCTTTTTTTATTTTCTGTCTTAATTCCTGTTAAGATTCCTTTTGGTATTTCAGAAAAATATTTTGAATTAGTCAATTTTAAAAATCCTCAACTAATTTTTTTAAACTATTTTCTAGTTTTTGTTTTTTCAATTCAGTAATAATTAAATCAAGTTTTAAAATAACTTGGTTATTATTTCTGATTATGTTTTCAATTTCTTGTGTTTTTTCTTCTTGGTATTTATCAAGAAGTTTGAAGCTTTGGATTTTAATCATTTTGTTTGTTTCGTGTGCTTCTTGAATAGTTTGTAAAACTATTTTTTCTAAAGAAAAAAGGTTTAAGGTGGTCATTTTAAAACCACCTCATAACCTAATTTTTTAAACAAATTTAGGGCGTGTTTTTTGTTTAAAGGTGTGCCGTTTCTATCTACTTTTTTATTGACATTAATAAAAAGTGTCAATTTTCCAGCTCTCTCGCCAAAAGGCATTTTTGAAACTTTAACGCATTTTGGTTTAGGATTCATTGAGTTTATGGTCTCAATCATTCCATCAATATCGCCTGAAATTAGGTTATAATTTCCACTAGCATTTTTAACCATTGTTACAGGTATTGATTTTTTTGTATGTTTTCCTAATTGATTAAAGGTCTCAATTTTGGAATCTAAATCATTTTTTTCTGTTGTTGATTCATCAACTGAATAAATTATTTTTTCTGTTTTTTCCTCAACTTTTACACCTTGTTTTCTAGTTGGTCGTGCTGTGCCTGTTAAGGATTCAATCTCTTTTTCTAAGGAAACTATTTTTTCTTGAATTTTTTCCTCATTTTTACGATTGATTTTTTCGAGTTTGCTTAAAGCATTTTGAACTTTGTTTAATTCAGTTTTTCGTGCCTGAATTTTTACAACTTTTTTCAATGCTTTGAATGTCTCAAACATGATAATACTATATCATACTACTTAATAAAAGAACGCAAGATTTTAGCACGATTACTATATTTTTAGAGTTTTGATTATAGTATTACTTAACTTGTGGACTTTAACAAATTCACGTTTTTTTTAAATTTTAGGTTTTATCCCCTTGTTTCTTAGCTTATTAAATGTTTCTAAAAAGTGTGGACTTAGTAATTTTTCTGTTTTTTTTCTTCAATTCGTACAGTTTATATTGAAGTATATTATATGATAATTCATGTTTACAAAACAAAATTTGACAACAAACAAAACAGATCTTGCCATCTATAAAGTCCTAGATGTCAAACCAAGAAACGACAACATGAAAACTGAATTGGATATTTTCAGAAACAAAACAAGTGTTATGGTCACAATGACAAAAATTTGTGAAAAAGAATCTTCAAACACTTTGTCATTTCATGAATACCAACAAACAAAAATCAAAGACATTTTAGCAAAAGATGGATTCAGATGTTATTCCATAAGCTCTAATGTTTGGTTACATGAAAATGATGTAACATTAGAAAATCACATGATGTTCTGTCCAACAGAAGAACTCGACAAAAAAGGAAATTTAATTTAATTTCCTAAATCTTTTTTTTATTTTTTATTTTTTTTCAAAAGTATTTTCACGAGGTTTCAAATCCAAGATTCATCAGCTAAGTACTCAGAGAAAAAAATGTGTTTTTTGGCTTTTAGGGGGGCTACAAAAAAATTAAAACTTGCCTGTTTTGTTCCAACCACGGTACGCATCGTCCGTTTCGCACTTGAGGCAGGAGTTAAAAAAACTTGGGGAACCGCATTTCTCACACTGGTTGATGTCTCGAAGATAGTCCTTTCCACTGAAAGATTTTTTTAATCCTCTACAAAAGTTCAAAAATGACTGTACAATGTCATCCATTTGACGGATTGCCTCCACCTTCAGTCTGGGGGGTTCCATTAATATCATTCATAGCAATAGTACCCTGAAGCCTAAACATACACTTCATCCAGCCGTTCTTGCTGTGTTCTCCGAATTTCTCATAGCATACTATGCATATGGTCTTTTTAAAATCGTTATTGGAAATTGTCATTGTTACTCCAGATCGTCAATTATTCTGCATACTCCGTCAGAACATTCGGTTCGTTTCTTCTTTTTCTTTTCTTCAGACATGATTTTATATCAAAACACTTTGATTTAAATGTTGTCAAACAGGATAGTCTTTCTTTGCCTGGCTTACGGGAATGAAAGGAATCGTAACAGGAAGCCACATGAAACTGTGTCTTATCCAGAACTTTATTGTTTTCTTGCTACCATACCAGTTGTCATGAACGATAACGGTAGCAGCTGCTCCTTTCGTGCCTGCCCTTCCCTCGGGGGCATTATATTTCCTAGTAATATGAAAAGTACCAATCCTATCCTGATAAAGAGCATGAAGCAACTCATGAGCAAGAGGCATAACGTTTGATCTAAGCATGAACGGATTCTTTGAATCGTTGACAAACACGTAAATTACGTGGTCTCCAGTCACTCCCCATGCGATTCCGTCGCTTGTTTCTATGTTCAGATGCTCATAAAATGACTTGAACTCGTCCTGATCCTCTACAGATATGATGTTTAGTTCCCAGTTTTCCTCAAAATTTTTCCATACTTCGTATGAGGATCCGCTTCTTCCGTCATGACCGTTAAGCATAATTGTTCTTTGAACTATGTCAGTGTAGGTTTTCTCGCTTATGTTCTTTGTAAAGAAATTAATCATATATAGTCACTCATTTATTTGCTAATATACTTAACGATTCAAGTATGTTTCTATGCAACTTTTCGTCATGTTCCTTAATAACATATGAAAGACCTCTTAACAGTCCTGTAAGCGTAATACCAAAGTCGTTCTTAAATTCAAAGTTGTCTTTCATCTGAAAACAGTCGTTTACATAGATGCAGGCGTTGATAACAGACTCTTTGTCCATGTCTTCTGGTATGCCAGGAGGTTCCATGGTAATCTTTAATAGTGGATATATATAATTATACTCATGACTTGCAAATGTGATAAAGAATACAGGGATAAAACCTGTGATTCTCATGGAGATAATCCTAAACCTGTTCAAAAAGTTAACAAAACTGTGACAAAAATAGACAAAGTTTAAATAGACACGCGTTAATAATTCGATATGGGGTTTGTTAATAACATTAGAACATCAATTAATGGACTAATAGCCAAGGCTCAGGCAGGGGAGACAGGTAAAACCGTCAGACCAAGCATAACACAACCCTACATGAGTACCGATACAGGTGCCAAACTACCAATTTTCCCATTCCCACTCATAATGATCTATGAGTTGGCAAACAACATAGATGCTTTACGTATTCCTATCGAGACTATTAACCGTGAAATGTTCAAAAATGGGTTCGAAATAGTCGAGAAATTCAAATACAAATGCACGGACTGCTCCAAAGAGTTCCAATACCCCCCACTTAACCCTGATATTAAAGAAGATAATTCTACAGTCAATACTGAACTTACAATAGAGGAAGAAAGAGAGACCAAAAATAACACCTTAATCTGCGATACCTGTGGAGGAACCAATCTTATCAGACCAATTCCAGAACACAGAAAAGTTTTGGAAAATTTGATGGTTGATTCCGTAAATGGCAACGAACAGACACTTGAGGATGTCATGAGAATGGTTGAAAGAGACCTCGAAATTGCCGATAATGCATACATTTTAACGCTAAAATCCTACGCTTTTAACGATAAAGGCGATATTATGGCTAAACAAACGAAAATAAAAGAAATGATAAGAGCCGATCCAGCACAGATTGCAATGATTGCAGACTCTGACGGACGTATAGGATATGATGATAAAGGTCATAAAGTACGTGTTTGCCCTCATTCTGAGCACCGAGAGCACAGAATTTTGGATGACGAGTACTGTAACATTATAGAAGACGGAAAGCATTCCATGCCCTTGAAGGCTCTGAAAGCCATCTGTGAAGTCAACTCCATATATTCGCTAGGTATTCCAAATCCAAAACGATTTGTCTATGCTGAAGGCGAGGTTATCTGGAAGGCAGGCAAGTACAGACCAGACTTGGTTTATGGCTTCTCCCCGATTTATTCCATATGGAGCAAGGTTATGGCACTGTCACACATGGACGAGTACATCAGAAAGTATTTCGACAAGATGAGACCGCCACGAGGTATGCTGGTTATCGCATCAAGAAACTATGAGACTTTTAGAAAGTCATGGGATGCATTAGAAGAGTCAGCCGCAGAGGATCCATACAGAATACACCCCCTACTTGTTGAAAACGACAGAGGCGGTGGAGCAAGCAACATGGCAGAATGGATAGACTTTACTGGATCGTTAAAGGAATTAGAATTTACTACAATACGAAGGGAACTCCGTATGATTATAGGTGCAACCTATGGTGTCCTTCCGCTTTACTTTGGAGAACTTCCAACTGGTTGGTCACAGGAAGGTCTGCAAGTTACAATTACAAACAGGGCAGTCAAATGGGGTCAGGACTTTTTGTACAAGGGATTTTTGCAAAAGATTGCATTCATGCTAAACATTGACGACTGGGAATTAAAACTAAAGACTGGCGAAGAAACCGACAAACTTAGAAACCTACAGATAGAAGGAGTCGAAATCGAAAACATGAGAGCATACCAGTCAATGGGATTCGAGGTTACAAGAACTCACACAGGAGAGTTTGTTGTCTCAAAGGATCCTGTCGTCTCCATAGCCGACCAGATCGAAGCCGAAGAGAACAACGGTGGAACTGTCAAGAACCCTGGAAAACGAGGCGGCTCTGCCGCCCCAAAGGAGGAGCAACAGCGTATGCAGGGAGAGCCAGGAAAGCAGAGACCGTCCGACACTGGAGGAATTGGACAAGGAGCACCTTCGTCAGGAGCAGGAACAAGTATGTCTCGAAAGTCTTTTCCAGACGGCATTACCCCAGCAAACTTTGAACTTGTAAAGACAACATTGCAGACGTCCGTAGACTTTGGATGGAATAAAACTAAAACGGTAGAAGAACTTCGCAAGTCTGGCATGACAGTTAGACAAGCCAGGGAAGTTGTGAAGAATGAATTCGAAGGTTTAAATAGTTGGGAGAAAGATGACATACAAGAATCATGACTGCGAAGACTGTAGAAAAAAAAGAAAGGAAGAAGAAAGCAAATCCAGTTGCAAAGACTGTAAAGATTAACATCAAAAAAACTCGTTGCGAAGAAACAATAGAGGCTATAATTAAAATGACTAAAAAATGCGAGCAAGGTACTGAACAGATAGAGTTCTATACCTACACCGCACTTGATCAATGCTTGAAGAGGTTGACTGGATATTGCCCACCGAATTAGACACTAACAAGAACGCAAACGATCATACAAAAAAACTTTGGGAAAAACACCAAGAGAACGAGTACACCAGAGTCAACGCATACAAAGAGGCATTATGTTTTGGTTGCTTAAAGAATAAGGCATCAAACGCAACGGTTTCAGACATATGTGGAGACTGTGCAGGAAAGAAGGGCAGAGAGGCACTTATGGCAGTCGTAAAGGTAAAGCATTACGGTCTATGTTATTTCTGTAACACTTACAAGTTTGGTCTGGAACAGATCAACATCCGTCTATGCAGTAGCTGTCACAGACGTGTTGCTAACGTCACTAAGGAATACAACAAGAAGGGCGGTATGCTCGGAACTGATCCTTTCTGGCTTTCATTAAAAAAGAAGCATGGAAAGGACTGGAAAGAAATTATGACAGACGATAGAAGATTCAGGAAGTAGGTTCGTATACAATAAGATTTATTCTGTCTCTGGTAAAATCATACTTCATCTGTGTAAGGTCAATTTTATTTTTGTCAATTTTTCCTCCGACACATCTGTCAACCCTCAGTTTCATTAGCGGTTTTCGCAGGAATCTTGGAAACAGTTCAAGGTACCCATTCTTGTAAACAATGTCCTTATCAGTCACAAGAACACAGTCATCTGTAAGGTGTTCGTTCTTATATGACTCGTTTCGTATGTGTGTAATTGTTCTATTGTTTAATATTCTTTCCTTTTCATTGCTTGTGTTTGTTATGACAAACAGTTTCTGTTTTTTAAAATCAACATAAAGGTCAATCAACACTGCTTCGAATGTAAGATCGTCTCGTTCCCTTCCGTAGAATCTGGAATACTGGTCAGTATCTGGATATATATAGATTGATGATGCCATACTAGCATAAACAAAACCTTATTAATAAACCCTTTTAAACCTTTGGTATGGCAAATCCTACGTGTGACGTATGCAAAAAAAAGATGTATGGATACATGAATGACGAATTGATATTCTGGCTGTGTCCGCCTTGTGGCTACTACGAAGGGAGTGCAGAGGACAAAGAGTTGGTTGAATACATATATGACGACCCTATGATTGCGTTGGACATGATCAGTGACAAAGAGTTAGTACC